AGGTCGTAGATATCTTTTACGAGAGTATCAAGTGACTTCGCCAAGCGTGCGGTCCAATTCTAAATCATCTGGAATGGGCCGGTACGACCAATCTTCTTCAGAGTGTTCTTCCGCAATAGGAAGCATTTCTACGAAATCACGCTCTTGTAGTTTTTGCATGATCTCGTTAGCATCCGTGGGGTTGAGAACGTCTATCGCCACTTCGCCTACTTGTGCAAGCTTGGAAATGCGGATATACTGAAAGCGAAGTCTGTCTGCCATTCGATTACTGTCAATTATAAAAGGAGGGAGTAGGGGGAGGCCCGGCGATCGTTATCACGCTTATCCTGCCATTCACCCGTATTTGTGTAACGGGACGGGAACCAAACTTACTTAGACGGGCATGTCGTCATCAAGGTCTTCCACTTCATCAGGAGCTTCCTCGGTTTCACCCAAGAAAGTTTCCTTGAAAGCCTTGTCCTCAGCTTCACGCTGGGCTTCCATCATTGCCTGAACCTCAGCCAGATTGCCAGCGAACTCATCGTCACTAGCGATCGGAGAGAACTCCGAACGTTCGTAGGGAACGTGATCAAGGATACGGAGAGCGCGGATATAAACACCGGCCTTCTTACCCGGACCAAAGTCCATCTTCACGAACTTCAGATCGACACCAGTACCGTTGCCAAGCAACTTGTCCTGCGGCCACGGCTTGCCTGAAATATCCTCGACCTTGATCGGGAAATTCGGCTTGCCATCACGCTTCAGTTCCGACTGCTTGAAAGACATGAACGGCTTACCATCGAGGTAATCGTCCTTTTGCTTTACGCGGTCACCAATACCGAGAGCCTTGACTTCCTTAATCGGGAAATCGTAGAAGTCAACCTTCCACTCCTTACCGTCCTTGGCGTAATTGAGGACGGGATCGCCGAGAACCTTCGCGTACGAAACCTTGCCACGAAGAACGACGGTCTTTGCATTATCTGCCATATTTACTCTAAAATTTTCCTATAGATTTAAAAAATGAGGGAGATACCTAAGAGCAGGCCAAACCGGGGTTTTTCGGGGTTACTCGTTTGTATCTCGGTACTAGAAACCCTTGTTCCCTATACCTCATACCGCTATTATACCATAATTTAGCGGGTTTGTCAAGTATTAATTTACGTATTCGACAACATTTCTTCCCCGAACTCGGTAGTACTTGAAATCATTAATGAAAGTTCGAGCACCGGATCGCGTCTTAATGCCATCCTTTGACTGAAGCCGGATCAGAAGTTCCACAAGCCTTACATTTAAAGTCTTGTTCAGCTAGTAAACGATCGCGTTCTTCATAAGAAATACCTCTCGTATATTCAAACATACGTTCTCTTGCCTTTTGTCGTTCACAATTACGACAAATTCTACGCTTAGGTCTAAACTCGCCTTCTTGACTACATAGCTTACAGATCAATGAGTTTGGCTCCACGTCAAACCAACTTCGACTGAGCAGTCGATAGGAATATTATATTCGAATAATTCACCGGCTTTACGAAAAGCTTTATATAGAATTGCTTTGAAAGCTTCTACGTCTTTTTCTAGAACGTCATATTGATGCTCGTCATGAATATCACAAACTTTCAAAACATCTAGTTTCTGTTTACGAACTTCTTGATCGATTAGAATTGCCGCCATTTTCATAATACGGCTTTCGTCTCCTTGAAGAAGATATCCTAGTCGAGTATGTATAGCCGTAACAAGGACAGGAGTTCCATCACAAAGTTTAATACGACCTACACGTTCAATTTCTCTTTCAAGCTTTCTAAGAAGATTATCAAGACCTGGAAAATTATTCACAAATCGTGATTTAACGTCTTTTCCGTCTCTAGTCGATCCCCCGATTATCTGGCCAACCTTTGCGTCTCCTGCCCCTAATAGGAAGGCGTACAGGAAAGTCTTAGCGATAGCTCGGGAGCTAAATCCGCCAATTTGTTGATTATATGAATGGGGATCACCATCGAGAACAGCCTTTGTAAAATCAGGATTGTTTAGGTAATGAGCGAGGACGCGTAGCTGGATACCTTTAGCATCCACACCCACCAACCTACGATCAGAAGAACGACAGGTCCAAAGATCGCGAGCCTCGTAAGTGAAAACTCCATCGAGTCCGAGTAGTGGAGAACCTTCCTTATCCACTCGTACAGCAGGTATATTAGCAGTATTGGGGTTACTATGGCGATAGCGCAAAGTATTAGCAAGCCACAGAGAACCGTGTATGCAGCCAGTTCGGTCATTATATGCCTCGATCCAAGTGTTAATCATGTTGGCACGAGCGTTAATCTCGATCCAACTTGCAATCAGACGTGGCTCTTCACGTCCGCTGTCTTGTACGAACTTCTCAAGCGAAGGGACTAGATGTCCTTTGGCTGTTGCCTTTGGCTTGCCTGTAGGAGTCCGCTCATCTTGTTTTGGTTTCCATCCAAGTTCAAGGAGTTTTTCAGTTCGTTGATCTGGACTTCCAATGTTGAAAGCGACGTAGTTAAGTACCACATATCCGCCGTCCTCAACCTTCCGGACTTCTGGATACTGTTCGACATGGCGGATATATTGAGCGCTTGGCGTTCCATCTGCCTTAGAGTGTTTAGCATATCGCCCGACAATTTCGAGCTTCGGTGGCCAGTAGTCAAGAATTTTATCCTTAATCTCTTGCTCAAGCTGACGCAAGCGAGAGTAAAGTATGTTGGCTTCCTTGATATTAAAATGGAAACCGTTATCCTTTTGCTTCTTGATTAGCTGCCACGCCTTGTGCTCAAGCTCGACACCCTTCTCCGAAAACTTCGATCGGATCATACGGCGCACGAGTTCGATGTACACACGACGGCACAGCCGAGCGTCTTGCAAGCAATACTCGAGCATTTCGTCTGAGAGATGGGAGAAATCGTGGAAGTCTCCCTTAGGAAACCGCAAGCGATTGCCCCAAGCACCAAGCGAGTGCCCACCGTCAAGCGACGGTGAGTACAGCATACTCATCATCATCGTGTCGATGAGAGAGTTCATACCTATCTTCGTTTTAAGAAGACGGTTCAGTGTAGGCGCATCGAAGCCGATGACGTTGTGGAAGATAAACTTACAACCTTCCGCAAGTCGATCGTCAACCCACGACTTGATGCGTTGGGGAGTATCTCGAGAGATTTCTTCCCCTGTTACGATGTTAACCGCACACAGACACCAAATTGTAGTAGCCGAAAGATCGTCGGCTTCGATATCACACGCCCAATACTTATCAGTAAAATTAAGATACAATCGTCGGTGCCTCGTCGCTTACAATTACGAGTCGCGCACCGCAAGGTAGAAGTATACCATCAGCAGAATACACAAGACGAGACCCGGCAGGAAGTTCAACAGAACTGCAATAAATTGGCTTACCATATTTTCCTTCTTGAAATTTAATCGGCGGCTCGTTTTTACCGTGCTTTCGATTACTGTCGATCACATTACGATTAATGTGAGTGTACCACGTCATTATTAAAAACCTTGTTGGTCATCCCGGAGATTGCCTCCTTGTTCATAGATAGCAACTTCTTCGTCATCTAGTTCGCTTAGGAGCCCCGTGTCCTTGTTATACCAAAGATGGCTCGCAGGACCAGTGTATCCGCTAAAGCGGTTCTTTTCCACGGTAATCTTAGTAACATTTCGACGCCACTCCGATGGGTCAGTTTTGTCACGCTGAAGCCGAAGGACGATGTTCGCGAGTTGCTCAACGCCAGCGGTACCACGAATTTGGCCTTGGCGATTTGTATGTATAACAGCAATGACGGCGAGATCAAGCTCCATTGTAAGGGTCTTAAGCTTAGTTGCAATTTCATCGAGCTGTTTCCTTTCGTCACCACTCTGGTCCGATACGATGATGGACAAGTGGTCAATTACGATATACTTACAACCAAGAGCCGCCATATGGCGAACCTTGTTTAGAACCTCGTCAACACTATTACTGCCGAAGTGATCCCAAATAACCACACGATCGTTATTAAGAAGCTCGTCATAAGCCCGACGTAGTTCCGCCTCCGGCCTATCCACTCCCGGAATATGATAAGGAATGCCATTGTGAACAGACAAGAGACCAAGAGCTGTATCACCATTAGGCTCTTCCAAATGTAGAAAGCCAACTCCATAGTTCTTCTCTTTCACGTTAGGGTTCGTAAGAAGAGAGTGCTCAATCTTCTTTAGAATAGAAGTCTTGCCAACACCGGTGTCAGCAGTAACGACAACAAGCTCAGATAGACGTAGGCCAAAAGTGAGGCGATTAAGACCTTCGATAGGATACGGAACACTAAAGTTCTCCTTACGATCAATGATCTCCTGCCACATGTCAGTACCGAGCTTGAGCACGTCTGGCTTGTACGTAGGTGCGCTCCACCATTCACGGACGAAGTCTTCTCCGGCCTTGTTGGTCAGGTATTCGTTGGCGTCCTTGTATTTCCTAAGCGAAAGTATCTTGACCTTGCCCAAAGGGAAACCTGCATTGGCAGCGGCCTTGGAGGCCCGACGGCCGGGCTCGTCATTGTCAAATACAAAGACAATGTTTTCGAACGAATTGAGATACTCAAAATCCGCTTTACAATCCCGTTCCGCTGACGAAGACGAGTGTACACTGACCACGGGATATTTACTTCCCATGATCTGATACGCTGCCATTGCATCTTCGTAGCCTTCCGTAACAGTAATCAACTTGCCACATTGTGGGCACTCGTGAAGCCCGAA